CGCAGTTTGCTAGGCTGGTCGGGGTATCACCGCAACTTCTGACGCATTGGCGAAAAACACGAATACCGGCGGACAGGGTTGTGAGCATTTGCAGACTTGCAGGGGAAAACGTGAAGCCGCATGATATTAGGCCTGACATTTTCTTACCTGATTGGACAGTTTAGTGGTCAGTCCCTCCTTCCTCTCCTCCTCCCCCGTTGTTGTGAGGGGCTGGCCCTTTTTTTACGGTATGTCCTGCACCGAAAGCAGCAGAGGCCCGACAGGGTGCCGGTGGTTAACCGGCTGGACAAAATGACCAGAAGACAATTTGCTAGAGGCTGCGCGCATTAGTAGGAGCGCGAAACGGAACACTCGTTAATGGTGGCAAAAACCCTCCCCCCCAGTTGATATATGGGTATGGGAGGTGGGCAACGTCTGGGCCAGCGTGGAAGTGGTCGAGTGGAAATACAGCATAGTGATAGAGACAAAGATTGGTAGGGGCCACCAAACCCTACTAAATGTCACGACGTGGGAGAGAGAAAATGGATCGAATGGATCAGATACTGACAAGGCTTAGTGAGCGAATTAATGAATGGGAGGGGGCGAGTCGGGAAGCAATTGAGGCGGAAACTAATTTCAAGTCTTTTGAAGCTGCCACACAGAAGGCATTCATGGACGGCGGGGCAAGTGCTGCTAAGGCGCAAACAGAAACAAGATCAACGGGAGAGTGGGCCAACCACTATCGAGCAGTTCAACAAGCCAGCTTGATGGCTGAGAAGCTGAAAAAGCAGATCATGCTCGGGCAGTTGATGTTCGACGCAGAGCGCACGAAGCAGGCTAACCAGCGACGCATTGTCTGATGGCGAAGAAACCCACAAGCGCAACACTTCGCTCTAAAGCATTGAAGACGCTCCAAAAACTTGCCAGAATCAGCGCGGCTGATGACAATGGCTACTGCAAGTGCGTCAGTTGCGGAAAGATCGACCACTATAAGTCCATGCAAGGCGGTCACTGGCTCGCTAAGGGTTCATCGTCGCGGTGGGCGCTAGAGGAGCAGAATGTTAACCCTCAGTGTGGGGGGTGCAATCTCCACGGTATGCGGTATGGGTCAGCGGCGCAGGAGTACACGATCTGGATGCAGCAGTGGTATGGGCACGACACGGTTGAGTATATGTTGGCTACCCGCAAAGACCCAGTTAAGTTCTACGCGGCAGACTACCGCGAGATGATTGCCGACTGGGAAGAACAGATCAAAGCGCACGAGCGTCGAGTGGGTGAGCGCAGATGAGATCGCCACGGGCTGTTGCACAGGACATGGTGAAAGCCATGGACGCTGCGATGAAGCAAGTCTGGGACGCTGAAAACAAAAAAGAATCTGACGAGGGACTGAAACGGCAGGTGTTCGCACACGTCTGCAACAACTACGCAAGGCGTGGGGGATTACATGGCAAGACCGAAGCTACCGACTGATCACGAAGTGTTTGCGACTGAGTTCTCGTCAATCGGCGCTCAGGGGATGGCGACTCGGTACGAAGTAGGGATCAGGAACGTATTCCATCGACGGCGCAGGGCAGAGGAGGCGCTTGGTCGAAGCATCTCAGTCCCCGCTCATCTGTCAAGAGACAAAACGCCAAGACCGTCAGTTCGTCAGACCTTGAGGGTCGAGAAAGATCTGACCATTCTTGTCGGATCGGACGCGCATTACGAAATCAACACGGTCACCACTGCACACCTTGCCTTCGTTGAATTAGCCAAACAGCTACAGCCTGACGTGATCGTCTTGAATGGCGATCTGTTGGATGGCGCAAGCATTAGCAGACACGCTCCGAATGGGTGGGAGGAAAGGCCCACAGTCGAGCAGGAACTGAACGCTGTCCACCAACGGCTGGAAGAAATCGAGAAGGCTTCGCCCAGTTCAAAACGCTACTGGGTGATGGGTAACCACGACTCTCGGTTCGACATGAAGCTGGCTGACGCTTTGCCACAGTACAAGGGTGTGCCGGGCTTTAGCCTGCGGGAGCAGTTCCCAGCGTGGATATTTTCCACAAGCCTGTGGATCGAAGGCGCAGAGCGACCAATTATGATCCGGCACAAGCCAATCGGCGCAGGCATCACTGGAGGCCACAGAACCACGCTCATGTCTGGAACGCATACCGTCTCAGGCCACACCCACCACCAAGAAGCCAAGCCGTTCAGCGACTACACAGGAACGAGGCTCGGTATCCAGTTGGGTACCATGGCGGAGCCGCATCAGCCGACGTTCGATTACACCGGAGACGCTCCGCTCAACTGGAGTAGCGGGTTTGCGCTGCTGTCGATCAAGAACAATTTTCTGTTGCAGCCTGAGTTCGTGCGAGTTCATGGCCGACACGCTGCCGGTGAATACGAGTGGCGTGGAGAGATTCATCGGGTAGACTTTGAATGATGAAAGAGATCGACGCTGCGGAGTACATCGTTGCTAACCAACTGAACTACCTGAGCGGGAGGGTGGTGCAGCTAGTCACGGAATACGGGGTCACAAAAGACATCCAAGTTCTTGAGGAAGCCTGTCGGGATCTTGCTACACTCGTGCAACGTGAACGCTTCATCGAGGAGAGGTTTGGTGCCGACGATAGTGATTGAAGACATGGACAACAACTCGCAGGTCACGATAATCATCTCGGACTTGTACGAGGAAGACCCAGAACCTAATCCCCCAGCAGAGAAGCCGGAAGATCAGGCGAGGGAAAACGTCTGGCTGGTTAGCAAGCAGGCCGAAAACTGAACAGGTGCTTCCGACTTCGCTTTACCCACTCGCCCTCCATCTCTGAATACTTCACTCCTTTCATCTTCTTGATGCTTCCGTCTGGATGGACAAAATCTGTTTTCTGAGCGGTTAGCCCATGGTAGGTAAAGTTTGATGCTTTGTAGATTCCACCAGTGTGGCCTTGGGCTGTATCAGCGTAGGTAATGACCAACCGCAGTGGATAGCGTTGCTGAAGCAGTTTGATTGATTGAGATATAAGGCGAGAGGGTGAGTTTCTGGGCGATCCTTCCCTGAAGGCCAGTCTCGTAATCTCCAACACCCCATGCTGCTCGTCGCTTTTGTACAGGCCGTTTATGTTCTTAGCATTTGGTGTGCCGTAGGTTATGGCTCCCCAACAAAAAGAATCGAACACAGCGCCGAAGCTGTAAACATGCAGAAAGCCTTTGTCGCCAAAATAATGGCTTTCCTTGTACACTTCAGCCGCCACACCCTTGCTGATGTCCTGAATACGGAACATCTTTGGGGAGGTTGGTGGTGTCGCGGTGATGCCAAAGAGATCATCTTGCATTGCAAGCAGGCCGAAGGTTGAGATAGTCCCCGTGCACACCATCACAGACCGATTGGATATAGATGGCTTCTTCGTGCAGCGCGTCTTGGTAGTCTGTCTCTGATACGCAAGAGATCAGGACAACCAGCAAAAGGGCGAGTGGGTAGCGTAGTTTCATGTGACCCCCTAAATGTCTTGCCGCACGATGTGCGTGGTGTGGTATTCGTTCAAGGCGTTGGCCAAACTATTGTCGAGCGTGTCAGAGCCAGCGGCAGAGCACCACGTCACCAGAAACTCTTTCATGGTTTCGTCAGTGTTAAGTTCGTCCATGTAGGCGCGGATGACCTTGGGGTCAACGTCAATCGTGAAGTCTATTCGTACTTTCATTTTTTCCCCTTGGGCCGCTTACGCGGCCTCCGTTACTAAGGCTATGCACTTTTTGCACCGATCAGGGTTGTCGCTTTCCAGAAATGTTTGTCTGGGGATCACTCTGTCGCTGCCATTGCCGCAGAGCGCGGCCACCCGCCCATCAATCTGGGCGTGGAGGCGTTCAGCACTGCTTTTGACGCTCGGGTTTCTGAAGCTGAATCCGGTCATTAGTTGTTCCTATGGGCCGCTTACGCGGCCTCTGCATTTTTTAAGATGTTGATTTTGGCTTCGTGCAGTGTTTCAAACCTTTTTGGCTCGGTGACTTGACGCTCAGATATTGGGAAGGCTACCCAGCCTGCGCCAGCTTTCTCAAAGCGCACCATCCAGAAATCCAAGCCTTCAAAATATCCGTTTGCCTTGACTTCATAGCCTGTGTACCAAGACCCTTTCTTGAAGCTAAATTTCTTGAGCAAGTCTTTTTCGGATTCTAAATTCGCCGCTACTTCAGCAATGATTTGGTCGATGGTTTTGCTGCTGGTCATGTCCGTTCCTCGTTGTTGATGGGATCATCATAAAGAAAGATTTTAATAAATAAAAGGGTTTTTTTGCACATCAGCGTAAAAAAATGCGGTATTATTCGCAGCTAGCACAGAATCAGCCTCAAAACAAGGATTGAATATGGCTTTGCTTCAGAGGTTTTCGTATCTTGACAGCGGGACGCTCGGAAAGTTAAGCATCGGTGAGTGGTCTTGCTTCACCATCGAGAGGCCGTGGAAAAGCAACGAGCCAAACGTGTCCTGTATCCCCGAGGGGACGTATGCTTGCCAGCCATTCAGCGGGGAGCGGTTCAAAGATGTAATTCAACTGATGGATGTGCCAGACCGCACGTTTATCCTGATTCATACGGCCAACTGGCCCCACGACGTAGAGGGGTGTATCGGCGTTGGTGATCGCTTCGTCTCAGACGCGCTGGAGCCTGCTGTCTACAACTCCAAAAAGACGCTGGCCGCGCTGATGGACATTTTTAACAGACACGAAGAACGAATGACCCTGAAAGTAACGGGTGTGAGGGCTGAAATATGAAGTGGGATGCGATCAAAGGATTAGTGGGCGCAGTAGCACCGACCATAGGAAGCGCCATGGGAGGCCCAGTAGGGGCCGGAGCGGGGAAAATACTGGCACAGGTACTAGGGGTACCGGCAGAGCCACAAGCCGTTCAGAAGGCTCTCAGCGAAGCCTCACCGGAACAACTGGCAGAGATCAAGAAGGCTGACCTAGCCTATAAGACCCGTTTGGCAGAGCTAGAAGTAGACATCTTCGAGCTTGAAACGGCAGACATTCAGGACGCAAGGAAGAACGGCGATTGGACGCCCAAGGTTCTGGCTTTACTGGCTTTCTTGTTCTTTGGTGGGTACGTCACACTCGTTACGGTTCAGCCGCCAGACGCCAATTCAGAAGCAGTGATAAACCTTGTCCTTGGCTATCTGGGAGGGGTGGTGTCAGCGGTGGTTAGTTTCTACTTCGGCGCAAGCCACAAGGCAGACAAGTGAGCGGAGGCCGTCCCTTGATTGAAATAGACTGGGATCAGGTTGATCGGATGTGTGAATACCACTGCACCGGAGAGGAGCAGGCAGGCATCCTTGGCATTGATTACGACACCCTCAACAGGGCTTGTCATCGTGAGCATGAGTGTAGTTTTGCGGATTATTTCCGGCAAAAGGCGAGTGGGGGCAAAATGAGCCTCAGACGTAGGCAGTTCACCGCTGCTATGGACGGAAACTCCACGATGCTTGTGTGGCTAGGTAAGAACTGGTTGGGGCAAGCAGATCAGCCAGAGACAGAGGCCCAAGACCTACCGCCAATCGTTATCGAAAGGGCAGATGCGGCTAACTAAGCCACAGGATGACATCTTCTTCAGTGACTCACGCTTCAGGGCTGTTGTTGCTGGTAGACGGTTTGGCAAGACATTCCTGTCTACTTACGAGTTGATTCGTGCAGCACTGGGCGGCAAAG